ATCATGCTGGAAGAGATCGCAAGCAACGGCCAGGCCATCCCAATGCCAACCAGCGCAGCAGCGCACCGGGGTAATCCTGACTTCGCTGATATGGGCTGGGGCATGCTGGAAATCGACATCACCCCGTACCTGGGGAAAACCGAGAAGGTCAACGTTACCCTGCCGGGCTTTGTGATCCAGCAAATTGACCGGTACGTGCGAGATCACAACGTCAAGAGCCGGTCATCTTTCCTGGCTGATGCTGCCATGGAAAAGCTGGGCCGCTGAATCACACCATCGCAACGTTCAAGCCGGGCAGCCGGGCACCCAATTTGCCCAGCCAGGTGGCTGCCCTGAGCAGAGGTCGGTCGGCCACATTGATGCTTCAGAACGAAAAAGGCCCGCCGTCATGGCGAGCCTAAATAGATCGGCCCCAACAGCACTCCCAGCGGGGCGATGGGCGTGGTGGAGCCGAAACGAACAAGGCGCACCAGATCGGTGAGCCTTGTAGTTGGTGCAGATGGCCGGTGCGTACCCGGCTGACTCCCTCTGGTTCTATTTCAGCGGGCCTAGTGGGAGCGAGCGCCGCAATCTGCCATTCAGCCAAGGCATTCATCTGCATAAACAAAAGCCCCGGCAAATGCTGAGGCCTTGAGGGTAACCATTGATTACACGCGTCGTGCTGCTACCCAGGGCTCCGTGAATCCAATTGGAAGATAGAACAGGTCACCATCAGCCTCATCCCGGTTCACCCCTTTACCAGTCTGGGTCTCGAAACGCTGCAGGCCTTTGAGCTCATCGCCTCTAGGACCAACATACTCCTGATAGTGAACAACGGTGTGCAGCCTTCCGTCCTCTGTTCTCACCTGAAAGCGATCAATCTCTACGGACCTTGCCATGCTTTATCCCTCTGATCTGGAAGAAGCATGATGGCACAAAAAAACCCGTCACAATGGGCGGGCTTTTCGTGCCACTCCTCAGCAACGCGCAGGAATGACAGGATGGAGATAATTTCGCTCAGTCGCTCACTGATGTCAACAGGCAATCACGCGGCCTCTTTCATCAGTAACCCTTCAGCCTCCAGAATCGCCTTCACGTCAGCCAAGGCGTCATCCACCAGGCCGTCGAGCTTTTCGTTGATTTCAGCCCTCCAGCGGCGGCGCGTCGACTCCGGCGTGGCGTCGAGATCCCAAGTATTCATGTCGTAAAAGCTGTCCGGCAGGATAATCACACCCTCATGCAGTGCCTCGATGCGTTTCTTTTCAGCCTGGCCGGCTGCCACGGCAGCATTCACCGTGGCGTCACGCCTCCAGGCCGAGGCTTCCAGCGGGATCTCAACCGATACGGAGCGTGGCGGTTTGCGTCGAGCCCCCTTGAGCTTCGGGATTGCCCAGGCCGTGACCGCCTTGTAGATGAACAGCTGCGAGGCCGGGCTGGCAATGCGTGGCCGCACCAAAGCGATGGCCTGGACCTTCTTCGCTTTGTTCGTACTGTACTTCGCCACCAATGCATCCCAGTGCTGCGGCTTGAGCATGTGATGCAATCGCGCAGACACCCAGAAATCAATCTGGGCCCGGTCTACGCATCCCGACGCCCCGGCCAGTGATGCCAAGCATCCACCTTCATCCTCTGCCGCGTTGTAAAGCTTCTGCCAGGCCTGGACCTTCGCTGATCCCTTCTCGCCCGCCGCCAGAGCGGCAACCACTGCACCTGATGCGCTGCTGTAGATCATGTCCTTCCCCCTCAATCCCCGGTGTAGTTGGTGCCGCCGGCGCCGCGCCGGTTGCTTCCCTGATATGTAGCCTCAGGCCCGGATGCCTGAGGTTTTTTCAACTGCTCGATCTGCCGGAGTGCTGCCCGAAGCCTCATGCTGAGCTGGGTCACCAGTTCATCCAAGGCCAGGGCCTCACCAGTTGCAGCCACCACAAAGCCCGAGGCGTTGCAGTGTTCGCATGGCAGCTCGTGAAACACGCCCTTCGTGACCGCTCTCCCACGGCACAAAGGGCACTGAGCCAGCTCGATCACAGCCTTCTTGAAGGCAGGACCGGGGGTCTTCCTCATACGTTGGACGCCTTCACCCAGCGCCGCACTGACAGCCCGCACCCCATCTTCAAGCAGACCCCATTGGCCATCCCTAGATGAGTTGCCCGACGCCCACAGCCGCAGTTGCAGCGCCGACGCGACTTGGAATCAACCTGTTCCTGATAGCAGATCTGCCCAGGCAGCCCGCCGACAGATCCCCAGCCCTCTATCCCACCGCGCATTGCCGCCGAGCGGGCCGCCGGAGACATCGTGTTCAGGTCGGCCAGGGCTGGCCTTGGACGCTTTCCAGTCATTTCGAATCCTCGCTAATTACAAATGCGGTAAGGTCGCTCGGCGCCACGGCTGCTGTGGCCTCTGGCGAGTTCTGCGAAATTTCGGATAAGGCCTTGGTAAGGCGGTGGATGGCTGCGAAACCAACCTGATCAAGCCAGGCGTGCCACTTCTCGAGGGCTGCGCGACGTTGCTGCATGGCCTGGGTGTGGATGTAGGTGCTGGCGATCTTCCCCAGCGTGTGGTTCAGCAGCATCTCGCCGATGTGACCGTCTATGCCGAGGTCGGTCCAGGTGCTGCGGGACACCTTGCGCAGGTCGTGGCTGGTCCATTCACCCTGTCCCAGGCGGGTGAACACGGCGCTGGCCTGGGTCTCGCTCAACGACAGGCCGCGACGGTTCGGGAACAGGTACACGCCCTCGTAGCCTCCGGCCTGCTGGATGTCTCGGTACCGGATCAGCAGCGCCTCGACCTGGGCGGTCAGTGGCAGACGGTGCTCGGTGCGGGTCTTGGTGTTCGCAGCAGGAATGAACCACTCGGCCGCCGCCAGGGAGATCTCGCTCCAGCGCGCCATTCGGGTCTCGCCGATGCGTGTGCCGTGGGCCAGCATCATCAGGGCCAACATGGCATCACCCGGTGCCGCTTCGAAGGCCTGCGCCAGCTGCTGCATCAGCTCCGGCAGTTGCACGTCACGCAGGCGGGCCGCCTTGGGCAGGATCTTGGCCTTGGTGAAGTCGTTGAAGCGCATCCCGGCCATCGGGTTGCGGTCGATCAGGCCCAGCTGCAGGGCCTGGCGGAAAGCGGTCAGCAGCAGCGCGAACATCTGCCGCAGGTAGGACAGCGACACCTCGGCCTGGCACGGCCACATCAGCTGCTTGTCCAGGGCATCGGCGGTTACGTCGGCCACGGCCAAGTCATACAGGCGCGGCTTCAGGTGCTGGGCAATGGCAGAACGGGCGCCGGCCTTGCGTTTCGCTGACAACGAGCGGTCACGCGCCATGCGGTCGCCGTACCAGTCCAGCAACTGACCCACGGTGACCATGCCCGAGACCACCGGCGCCGTGGCTGGGGAGCGCAGCAGGCGTTGACGCAGCGCCGGCAGCTCGGCCAGCACCGCCGATACGCTCAGATCAGGCCAGCGCGCGACCGGTACCCACTTCTTGCCGCGCACCAGGTGCCAGGTGCCGCGCTCGCGGTTGCTCCAGAAGCGCAGGTACAGACCAGGGTGTCGCGGGTCGCGCAGGTCGCGCACCGAGTTGTCGGCGGCCTGCCGGCGCACTTCGGCCTCGCTCAGCTTCACTTCACGGGTCGCGCTCATGCGGCCACCGTCGCAGGCAGCAGCAGGTAGGCGCGGATGGCTTCGTCGGCGTCGATGTTGCCCCGGCACACGATCGCCAAATAGCCCTGATCGCCCAGCGCCTGCAGGTAAGCGTCCTGGCTGGGCGACACCGGCGCATCGAACGGCGGCATGGCCTTGAACTCGATGTACAGGCCGAAGTAGCCGCCGCGCGCCATCGGCAGCACCAGGTCGGGCACGCCGGCCTTAACGCCCTGCCCTTTCAGCTTGGCGGCCACGGCTTTGACCCGGTGTCCGCCATTCGGCACGTGGTAGATCAGCTTGTAGGCTTGCGGGTAGCGCAGCTGCAGCTCCTGCATCAGCGCGGCCTGCTCCTGCCCTTCCCGGTCGACGGGCTTGGCGCGGGCCTGCTTGGCCTTGAACGGGCGAAGGGCGGGTGCATTCATGCGACCAGCACCCCCTCGTGGATCAGCAGCGCCTGGGTGCGCATGACGCCCTCCGCGTGGTACTGGCGGGAGGTATCGCGGTCCACGGCCCGGCTGCGGCCGTCACAAGCGTCATGGCAGGCACTGCAGGACCAGGCGCCCTGCAAGTCGTGTGGTTTCTTACCGACGCCGCAGGTGCCGGCCAGCCGGTAGTGGGCAAGGACCGTGGTCTCGGGGTTGCCGTTGCACACACCTGGAATGCGCACCTGGCACTCGCGGCCGCGCGCGGCCTTGGTCAGCTTGGTTTGCCGCATGGTCAGATCTCCTTCTCGCCGCGGTGTGATTCCCACTCGAAAGGCACGATCACCCCGCCGCCCTCGCGCAGGCGGTCGTAGCACCGCTCGCCCATCGCGTGGCGCAGCTGGTCTCGGTCGAGGTTGGAAATCACCACCGTGGGGCGCATCTGCTCGTAGCGCCCGTTGATGATCGAAAACAGGGTGGTCAGCTCGAATTCGCTCGGCTGCTCCTTGCTGACCCCGACTTCGTCCAGCACCAGCAATGACGGCTCGATCAGGCTGGCGAGGATGTCGGCCTCGGACTGCTCGCTGTGGCGGTCGTAGGTCGCCCGGATGGACTGCAGGACGGCGCCCACCGTCCGGTAGACGGCGGTGGCGGAGGTGTTGCGCATCAACTCGTTGGCCATGCCTGCACCCAGATGGGTCTTGCCGGTACCGACCTGGCCAAGCAGCATCAGGCAACGCCCGGTGCGCTCGATCTCCTCGAATGCGGCCACGTAGCGCGTGCAGTAGGCCAAGGCTTTGCGCTGCCCTTCGTGCTCGACACGGTAGTTGGCCAGGGTGCGGTCGGCGAAGCGCTTCGGGATCAGCGCCGAACCCAGCTTGCGAGTCATCGCCTCGCGCTTCAGGCGGGTTTCCTCGGCCTGCTGCTTAGCCGCTCGTTCGGCAATCGCGACCTTCTCGCACTCAGGGCAACGGCCAACGATTTCGCGGCCCATGAGCATGGTCACCCGCTGCTCGAAGTCGCCGTGATGCTCGCAGTGGGCAGGCTGTACGCGGAAGCCGGCGGCGTTTCGCACCTCGGACATGGTGATCACCGATTCAGATCGCATAGGTACCGTCCTCGCGCTCGGTCAGGCCGCCGGTGTAGTCGCGGTCGCTGAAACCGTGGTGGCGGCTGTTGGGATTGGACTTGGTAGGCAGCTGGGTGCCGATACGCTTGGTCACCCAGTCCACCTCGAACCCGCGCCAGCCGTTCTCCACGGCGACCTCAAGGGCTTGGGCTGGCTGGATGCCGAAAGCCTTGCACTGCTCCAGCTTGGCGTTGAGGCCGGACCAGATACGGGCCGTCACCGGGGCTTTCGCTGCCTTGCGGACAGTCAGGTAGTCAGCGATCAGCGACTCATCCAGGCTGTGGGGGTTGTCGGCCAGCATCGCTGCTTTGCCGAACGGTGCCTTGCGCTCAGACTTGGCCGGAGCATCCGGCGATTCGCTGGGGGGGCATGTAATATCTTCCGTAGGAAGATTTACATAGGGGGTTAGATTCTTGGAATAAAGAAGGGACTCGGCGGTTTTGGTCTGTTTCGACTCTTCGCCGATTCGGACCACTTGAGCCGATTCGGCTTTTTTGGTCTGTTTCGGATCAGTCACATACGCCCAGTCTTTCGGGTCATTCACACCGATGTCGCCACGGGCCCCGCCCTCGCGGAACAGTACGCGTCGACGCAACAGGCTGGAAATGGCCTTCGACACGGTGTCGGGATGAGCGTTTATGGCCTTCGCGATGTCGGTAGCCGGAATGCGCTGGGCGCCAGCACCGAAGTTGATGGTGGCCTTGGCCACGTACAGCACAATCTTCATCTCCCGGGCCGGGAGATCGATAGCCAGCAGGCCATCCATGAGCTGGTTGTCCATCCGGGTGAACCCCCTGGACTTGTCAAGTGGGACGATGTTTGTCATGCTCTAATCTCGTTTGAAGCTGTAGAGAAAGCCGCCCCGCCAGGCGGTTTTTTTTCGTCTGCGATTCCGGTACTGGATGGATTCGCAGGTGTTTCGGTCATCTACTGGCGAAACGCTGGCAGATGCACAATGCTCATCACGAAGCAGCCCTTTCCTCTGGGGGATAGAGATCTGGTCTCAGCTGGTGGCGAGTCACCTGCCCGCCGACAGCTTTTTCAAAAGGGATAACCAGATCCGCCGGCACTTTTTGATTCCGGTGAACGCATTGCCAGATGCGCGGCTGACTCGTGTTGCATCTCCTCGCGAGCTCAGCCTGGCCACCGGCCAAGCGCACGACCTCGTCGATAGGTCTTTCTGTGTTCGGCATGTCTGCGTGCCTCAATGGATCGTGCACCCGATGATAACTCAAGTTATAGATAAGGCAAACACATGTTATTTGAAGCCTTATAACGCGTGTTTTACCCTTGCAGGCATGACTAAAGCCCCCGAAATGCTCAAAGACCGAATTCTTGAACGGCGCACTGCCCTTGGCCTGAGCCAGCAGCAGCTCGCAGATAAAGCCCGCGTGAGCCAAGTGACTATTCAGCACCTGGAGAGCGGACGAAACGCGACCTCGAAGAAACTGCTCGAGATTGCGAGGGCGCTCGGAGTTACAGTCGAATGGTTGGCTTCAGGTAAAGACGCGCCGCCTGCAAAGGGCAATGTGCAGCTCACGGACGTACTGCCCGAGTCATATCGATACCCGGTGATAAGCTGGGTTGCTGCGGGATCCTGGGCCGAGGCGGTAGAGCCTTTCCCGCCTGGGTACTCTGATCGGTACGAAATGTCCGACTACGATTCGAAGGGCACCGCGTTCTGGCTTGAGGTCAAGGGTGATTCCATGACATCACCGGTCGGGACCAGCATCACTGAAGGCATGCTGATTTTGGTAGACACCGAGGCCGAAGCCACCTCTGGAAAGCTGGTAGTCGCCAAGCTGGCAGACAGCAATGAAGCCACGTTCAAAAAGCTGGTGGAGGACGGAGGCCGGCGCTTTTTGAAGCCGCTTAATCCTGCGTACCCAGTAGAGATGTGCATGGAAGGCTGCCGCATCGTTGGAGTCGTAGTGCGCGCCATGATCAAGCTCTGAGGACCACTCCTATAATCGGCCCAGCCCTCGAGCTGGGCTTTTTTTCGCCGTTACAAACCGGTCGTCGCGAAATATTGACGCGTAAAATTTCTTTACACGTCGATGGGGCTTGAATTTTCCTACATTCCATAAGACTGTATGCATGTACAGTAAAAAGGAGTTTTCTCATGCTGCCCCTCGATTTTTCTACATCTCCAACCCGCTCCTATGAACGCCTGGGCCATCGCATTCAGCAGGCCATCTCGTCCCCCCATGTGCAGAAAAAGCAGTTCGTCGAGGTGAGGCCTTATGCGGACGAATCCCAGGATGATTGGCGGCGCCTGTTGGCGGATTTGGAAGAGACTTCGGGGATCAGAATCCAGATGCTTGAATCTGGTGTAATCCGCATCGGATGGCGCGAGTTTCCAGATTGCTAACAACTGCCCGCTTATCGCGGGCTTTTTTTTGGTCGGATTTATAACTTGAGTTATTGACACGCAGAAAACCTGGGTTATGATTCGATCCATAACACAGGTTATTGGCAGCTACGGCAGCCATCGCTCTTTACACAAACAGACGTGACCACCTCGACGCACCCAGGCCATCACCTGGGTCGGGACAAGCTAAGTCGTCGACCACGCAGCCTCTGGATAGCTGCCGGACCTCAGGCATTGAGGGACGCCAAACCATGCAAGCCAGCCGGGAAGAACACCGAACACGAAATGTGTGACCCGGCCAGGTGGGAATAGCCGCGGCGATGCGCATGGGGAGGACAACGATTTCACTGGCTGGCCTTGGCGACAGGGCCAGACGGGAAATCAATCCAGCGGAGCCACATCATGAGCATCACGAAAGAACAGTTGATCGAGAGCATCCAAGACTTCTTCGGCGATACCAGCCTGCCGCGCAACGAGGTAATCGACGGGCTGGAAGAAGCAGCCAGCATCATCGAAATGCAGCTGAACGCCATGGAAGAGGAAGACGCTGACGACTGAACAACCAGCGCCACGTCAGCCTGACGCTAACTGCCCGATCCACCTGGTTCCCCATCACCAGGCTGCATCGGTGTGGGATCTGAAACTGAATGGCGGGCTGCCCCGAGTAAATGGGGAACGATTACAGGGCCTCGCAGACCTCGCCTGGAAGATCCCCCAGATCGCACACCAATGCAGCCACCCACTCCGAGAGACATCATGGAAACGATCACTTGCGGCTCATGGATTGGCCAGCTCGGCAAGGCGCTGGCTCCCCGTGAGCTCGAAGCACTGCTTTGGGTGGCTCAAGGCCTCACCACCAAAGAAATCGCCCGCCAGATGGCGGTCAGCCCGGGCACCGTTGCCAACCGAATTGAGAACGCCCTTTTCAAGCTGGAAGCCGGCCGCCGCATCGAGGCGGTCACCAAGGCCATGCGCCAACAGATCATCAGCCCGCTCTGCATCATGCTCGCCAGCCTCATCGCCATGCATGCGGTGATCGACGACGGCGACCCGATGCGCCGCGACCGCCGTGCTCCAGAGCGCCGCACCGCCCAAGTTCGAATCGTTCGCAAGGCAGAGGCTTTCGAATACCACGCCTGACCCTACCGAGGATCACCCCATGCAGACAGCAATGCACCCTGCTTTCGAGCAGAAGATTGCCGTGCTCGCGGCTTTGCTCGAGCGCAGCAAGTCAGTGAGGGCCGAGGCGCACGCCAAGGTCGGCCAGCCAGCTCCGCGCTACCAGGCTTCCGGCAAGGGTGGCACTTGGGATGTGGTTGAGATCGCGACGGGGGCGGTTCAGGGCTTCGCTTTCAGCTACCGTGCCGCGCTTCGTTTCGTGGATGCCATGGAGGCCGGCGCAGCCAGCAAGCGAGGGCTGCAATGATCGACCAGCTCATACCTGACCGCCGGGCTGAGATCCTGGCGCAGCTGAACTCCAGCATCGACAGCTTCTTCAGCGAAGGAGGTAGCGTGCAGGTGATGCGCGGGTTTGAGCCGGTACCGCGCCGAGCACACCACGGCCCGGGCGAGACCTCTAGCGATCCGGAGGCGATCGCAGTGATCCAGGCCCAGCACAGCCTGGTGCAGCGGGTGAAGAAAGCGGCCAAGACGATGACGCTCGCCCAGGCAGTTCGCGAACTCGGCATCGGGCGCACCGAGCTTCACCGTATGTCGAAGGAGCACAGCTTCTTCTTCATGAGCAACAACAAGGAGCGGCTGCAGCGCGAGGTAGCCCGCCAGGCACGTGAAGAAGAACGGGCCAAGTTGCTCGGCCTGCTCAGGGAGATCAGCGGCACAGGCCTCAGCGCCTGCGCAGCAGCCAAGCGCCTGAGCGTCAGCCCGCACACGGTAAGAAACCTGGCCGAAGAGCACGCCCTCGATTTCCCGCGTTATGGGGGCAAGAGGTAAAACGCCTCCCGCGCACATCTGGCGCGGCCGACGTCATCAGTACATCAACCTTTCGCCCACCAGCGTGGGGGGTAACAACATTCTCAAACAGACTGCTGTCGATTGGTTTTCCCTAGACGCAAAGGGTGGCAGAAGGCTACATTCTGGTCTCGCGGTCCCAATGACTGGGTGAACAAGAATCGGATTAGAGTCAGGGAAATGGCAAACCAAGATTTTACTTTTGATGATGCAACCATCGAAAAGCTGTTTGGCAACGAGGCCGCAGACTATGAAAATATTGAACGTCTGAAAGAATACTACCTCAAAAGCAAGGTGTATAGCAGAGTCACCGCAGATCTGCCACTGAGACTGGTCGTAGGACACAAGGGTGTTGGTAAATCTGCTCTGATCCGTTATGCAATGCATGAAGATTATTTGGAGGGAACGCTACCCATCCTGATTAAGCCGGACGATGTTCTAGAGGTTGCCCGTAGCAATGTTGACTTTTTACAGCGAATCAAGGATTGGAAGTCCGGCCTGACTCAGGTGATAGCAAAGAAAGCCCTGGAAGAGTTAGGTATCGGCGAAAATGTAATCCTACAAAGTCTTAGCCAGCCGACCGGGAAGCTTTTAAACCTCCTTCATGATTCGATCAATGGAATCTTGGGCAAGGCCGGAATAAAGCTGGAGCCCGCAAAAGAAGCAATAGCTCGCCGCTTTCTAGAAAAAAAGAAAATCAGGATCTATGTAGATGATCTCGATCGTGGATGGTCCGCCCGAAGAGATGAGATCAATAGAATCTCAACACTACTCAGTGCGATCATGGATATGTGCAACGAATACCCTGGATTACAATTCAGAGTTGCCCTAAGATCGGACGTTTATTTCCTATATCGCACCTCAGACGAATCCACAGACAAAACAGAAGGCTCTGTAGTGTGGTTTTCATGGACGCAGCATGAAATTCTAGCGTTGCTGGTTAAACGTATTGAGACTTTTTTTGGAAGAACTCCGCCTCCAGATCTTGAGAAGTTGCCTCAAGCCGTTCTGGCCAGATATTTGAGTCCTATCATGGAGGAAAAGTTCAGCGGCGGCGGCAAATGGGAAAACGCTCCGATTCACAGAGTTTTGATGACGCTTATACGAAAACGCCCGCGCGACCTGGTAAAGCTTTGTTCTCTAGCAGCTCGTCGGGCACACGACAGAGATAGCCGTAGAATTGGAACCGAAGATTTCGAGCAAATCTTTGAAGAATATTCGCAGGGTCGCTCACAAGATACCTACAACGAATACAAGAGTGAACTCCCTCAGATTCAGCGCCTCATTGAAGGTATGCGACCCACGACGAAGGAAGTCAAAGCTGGGATCGGCTGGATCTACAATACCGACACCCTCATTAAAAAACTCAAAAATGTCACCGAACAGGGTACATTTACTTTCGCAAATGGCTCGAAAGCATCGCCAAAGGAACTCGCGCAGTTTTTATACAAAATCAACTTCCTTATAGCTCGCAAAACCCATAATGAAGACGGTCCCATCGAACGCAAATATTTTGAAGAAAATAGGTATATTTCTTCCGAGTTTCGAGATTTTGGATATGACTGGGAAGTGCACCCTGCTTTTCGAAAACACCTACAACCAGAAACGGTTTTTTCTCTTTCAAGATCCGTTGCATTGACCGCAGATTAGATAACCAATAGAAACCGGCCGCGATGCATTCTGGCGGCTGGTTTCCGCCACTCAGCACCGGCACATTCCACAGCAATGCGATTAGTGAGCACTTGGCGATGCTCGACATTACGTGCGTCGAATTTGGGCGCCCACCCGCCGCCTGACCCTCCCACGCTGCCCGCCAGCGCCTTCCCCTCAAACGAAAACGCCGCCTTGGGTTCGGCGGCGTTGAGGTTCTACGGAAGCTTTCGGCTCACGGTACGTAACCTTTGCTCTTGCTCCGGTCGGTAGGGCCACCC